ATTTTATTGAGTTTAGCAAATTTATGTATATACTTATCGTATTGCCTTGTAAAACAACAAGTTACAACCTTATTGTTACTGTCTAATATAACATAAATACTATCTAAAATATACTTTGTTCTACCTTCTTTTTGTGGTTCAGGAGTGCCACATTTGACTGCTGTGTAGATGTCCTGGAGGGTTATTTGACGTTGCTGCATCCGTTGTTTTGCGTGATGTGTGAGGGTCAATGTGGTCACTTCCTTTTTAATACTAGAATACTAAAATAATAACTAAGGATATTGTAACATATTTATTTTATGATTACAATAGGATAAAATAAAAAACCTTCTACAATAAGAAGGTTAATAAACTATTTGCCTAATATTTGTTAGTTCCGAATCTCTGTATATTTTCTTAATTTGTGTTTGCTCCCACTCATAAAGTCCCTTCTCTAATATTCCTCTAAACATTCTTCTGGTGACTTTTTCACCGAATAAGTTAACGTATGAACGAATAACCTTTTCGGGTATACTTCCGAACTCTGCACGTTCATATAGTATATTAATCCAATCTTGTAGCAAATCCTTTTTCTTACTTTCCCATATTTCGGGTTTGGCTTTGTATGCTTTGCTATATTTATTTGTTGCTAGGAAATGGTTACAAAATTGTATGTAGGTTAATTTGTATAATTCTGATTGTTTAATTTGTTCCATTGGTGTGACCTCCTATTTGGTTATATATTTTGTTAAGTTTACTTAGTATAAGTATAGATAAATTATACTAAATTTATTTTAATATTACAATAGAATATGAGGAAAAGAGGAATAAAACAAATTATAAATATTGATTCAGCGTTTTTTATGCGTATAGCATAAAAAGGAAGCTGAAAAGACCGCGTAAGCGGAACAGTATGATTCTATATTAAATAATGAAAAGAAAAAAATTATAAAACTTGATAGTGAATATACATAATAATATAATAGTCTATCTTTGTGTTCACTATCAAGTTTTATTTTTACATTCTATTCACTTACTTATCTAATTTTTCTGGTTGTTTCCTATTATATTTAATAATAGCATCAACTAATAATTTAGTTTTATGATTAATAACTGTATCTATTATTTTATTAGTTTCTGGAATATAATTATTGTCAGATCGCCTTACTAATTCTAATTGCTCATAATCCCATTTGTTTACCCTTCGCTGACCTAATACTGGTGGAAGTTTATCTTTTGCTTTATCATGTCTAGTTTTAGTATTCTTTTCTATTTGCTCGACAACAACATTATTTAAAGTATTCTTAGTATCCTTTCTTTCCTCTGATATTAATAAATATTGATTAATTTTATCTAATTCCTGTATAACTTTTTTATGAAATACTATATCATAACTTTTATAATAATAAAGTATATTTGTCCCGTTCTCCTGTAATCTATTGCATACATTTCTAGTAAATTCTAACCATTTACCGCATAGAAATATATTTTGTTTCTTATCAAAACCCATTTCCTCGGCTACTATTGATTCATATAATATTATTAATTCCCTTTCCTCTGTTGTTGCATCTCTATGTATTTCTTTAGGTACAAATTCTTCCTTTTTCCAATTATATATTTCTTCTTCTTCTTCTTTTTCTGTGTTTACTGCCACTGTTTGCACTAATTGCCAATTGACAAGAAATTTACTGCTTAATCTTTTCAAGGCTCTTTCAACTGCATCGTTAAAATTTCGATTATTAATGTCATAGAATTCCTTAATATTGGCACTATCTACTTTTATAAAATTTGCCGTATCATTGGCATTATATTTAATGAAATGATAATTTCTATTTACCATATTAAGTGATTCTAACATTTGATCCCTGCTCAGGTATATCCTTTTATTAAATTCATCGTCAGACTGATATTTCTGAACCAATAAATCAAGAATAAGTTTTTCTATGTATACATTATAAATACTGTTTCCTTTTATATCTGGTTTAAGTATTGGCTCCTCGTATATTTCAGTAATAATAAATTTATTTCCTTATTTTTCCCAATTAAAATATTGTTTCCATTGATCAAATTGATAATTTTTACCTTGACCGCTTATCTTTTGTTCTTGTTGCAATAAATGACACATTAATTTATAATTCTTTACTATTAGACCAACATATAAATTATTCTTGACTAATTCAAATAGTTTATCCTGCAAACTAATTTTCCTCCCTTTAATTATTTAATTAATATATTACCTTCCAACCTACAACACTTACAGATCCACATCTCCTTTCTATAAATTTTATTATATAATTGTATCGTTGGTTGTCTATAGTATACCATATGTTATTGTTAAATGTCAATATTTATTTTTTGATTGTGTATGGTTTTTTGTGTTGATGGTATGAGGTTTATGAGTGATTATATTGGAATTGCTATAGGGTTATTTGTTATAGAATATTAAACAAAAAGAAAAGCCCCTAACTGGGACTATTTAATCACTTCTAATATCTCTGAATTGCTTATATAGTGCTTGTTATTTTCCTCTGCAATGGTATACATCAAGCACCCTGCATAACTATCTGTCTCCTTCTTTTCAATGATTCCGGTATATGTTTCATTGTCTCCTAGTTTACCAGATTTGAACTTTACTTTGTCACCACATTGGGTTTTAATACTTTTATTGTATCTAGTTTTCTTAGTTTGAGGATATTTGTTAAGTAAATCTAAATGATTTATATGTTTCCTGGTTGGTTCAGCAGGTGTTATTACTTCTTGTTGCTCCTGCTCTATCTCCTTCCTACCTTCATTTTTTAGATACTCATGGATTTTACTAGCTATTTCCATTGTATCCTCATTTACCATTGTTTTAGCTAATACAATATTGAGCAATGAGGTTAGGCTTAATTCCCTGGCTGCTTCGGCTTTTTGATCCTCGGTTAGTGTGATATTAATGATCATGTTATCGGCCTCCTTATATGTATTGTTATTAAGTTATAAAATAGTATATCATTATATTGTTATTGTGTCAATTGGTCTGAGCAAAAAGAAAAACCGCCTTATTTATATATAACTTTATCCAATAATCAATATATGAGCTGATTCTAGGATTTTAAGGTATAATGACAGGTGAAAAGGATTTTATATGGGTTAATGGGGGTTGTGTAAGGTTGTTTTTGAGGTGATAGGGTTAAAATATAGTTGATTGTTATTGACTGTACGGATGCTGTTAAACTGTTATAGAGAAATAACAAAAAAAATAACCTACATTTAGTAGGTTAAATTAATTCTAAGTATTGGCAATATTCGCCGGAGTGTTTATTATATAATTTTGTATTATACATTTGTTCATAATTTTCCTTTTCTTTACATTGGATTAGAAGGATAATTTCTTTTATCGTGGCTTTGGGTGTTCTAAAGGTATGCATTTTTTGTTTCAATTGTTTGGCTTTTTGTGTTAATTCTATGTTAGTCATTATTATGACCTCCTTTTTATTTTACCTTTTCTATATCTTGTTATGTTGGGTAGTATAGGAAAGGTGTTGTGTGTTATTGTAAGATAATTTTCTTAGCAAGCTAATAAATCAATATCATCTATTTTTAAACAAAGGTTAACTATCTTATAAAATGATTCTGTTAATTCTTCATGCTTCTTACTATGATCAAAATGTAGTACGTGTGCTAATTCATGGCAAATTGTTTCAATAATATTATTTACATCTTCTTCCTCGATAAAACCAGGAGAAATATATAAATTATGCTTAGATAGTGCTATAGTATGTACTATATTAGTTTTAATACTTTTGTAGGCTCTGCCATTGTAAGTTATGGCATTAGTTATTTTTAGTTCTGGAATATTTGGGAGATATTCTGTTAAATATTTTACTGAGAGATTATAACATAATTTTAATATATTCATTGTTTTCAACTCCTTTATAAATGGTTATAGATAATTAAATATAAAATCTAACAAATACATTATATCAAATTAGCCGTTGGTTGTCTATAGTTTGGAGCTAATTTGTTGTGGGATTTATTTTTTGATTGTGTTCCACGTGGAACATTTAAAGTGAGGATGGAAGGAAAATAAAAAAATAGAGGTTTTTAACCCTCTATAATATGTTTTCTACAATATTCATTTGTTAATTTTTCTCCTGTTAACCTATTATATAAATCAATATGATAATTTAATATGTCGTCGGGTACATCGGTTGTAAACCTGCCTATTTCATTTAAAACCATCCCGCCAAGATTACCTTTATCACAGTGAGTTAAAATTAATTTCATTCGTAACAACTCCTTATTAAATTATTTTTATGTTCTGTTTAATATATTATACTATATGAGCCAATATGTCAACATAAATTATCTTAACAAAACAATACTTTTGTGGTGTTATTTTGGGTGGGAAGGTGTATAATATTGTGTTGTTATGTGTAAGTTTGTGTAAGTATTTTTATGGTAATATGGCAAAATAAAAAGAGGTTTTTTGACCTCTTTTAAATCCATCTTATTCGTTTTAGGTATTTTTCAACTTCTGGTGAAAATTCATCGTTTTCAAGCTCTAGGGCTGAATAAAATTCTATTTCCCTTAAACCTTTTACTCTTTTCCTACATAATTTATGTAATTCTTCTGTACTTATCCAGTTACCAGTTTTTTCCTTGTATTCTTCATCATTTTTAAGTATTTCAACTATTGCATCATAGCAAGCATTTACATTTATTTCACCTTTTGCCATTAATAAAAACCTCCTAAAATTTATTTTAATTTGCCGTGAGATAAGTATAACATAATAGGTGCTAACTGTATATAGATTTTAGATAATTTATAGGGATTATTATTTTATGGTTGTTTATATGATTTAGACAAAAAGAAAAAGCAGGTTATATTAACCCTGCTTGTTTTAGTCCCCATTTAGTTTTGTATTTAATTTCAATATTTGAGAAGTATTTTTCTCTTGCTTCAAATTGTTCGTCAGTATCTCCCTGCCATACATGATTACCAATCTCAGTATCATATTCATCATAACCAGTCCGGCAATGTGCAAAAACAATATTGGAGTAGTTTACTTTACGGAAAGAAATAATTTGCTTAATATCAACTATAATGTCTTTTTTGATAGTTTTAAGATTGTTAATGTTATCGTTATGTTGCTCTACCCAGTTTTTGCAAAATTCTTGCTTTTGAAGTGGTGAATTCATATAGAGAGGTTCAATTTGGTTTATGTATTGCTCGTATGGTATTGCTAGAGCTGTTAGTTGGCAAAATTCATGATGCATCATGTTTAGTTCCTCCTTTATTCGTTTTAAATATATGTACCTACTTATATAATATGCAATATCTATGCCAATTATTATATTATTATTCTGTATATTTTATAGTATACCTTGTAGTGTTTAATGATAATATGAGATTGTACCACTGATTATATATAGGTTTTTTGATTATTTGGATTTGATACGGTATAGGGTATATAGTGGATAAATATGGGATAATTATATATGAAATTTTGGAATAGTTGATATGAGGAGTTGGAATATGTTCCATGAGGAACAATTGAGGAATTATTATTTTATCATTGTATTGGCGAACTAAATATTTATCAGAGGTGGCAAAGTTAATAATGTGTATGAAGTGTTGATATGTTAGTGTATTACAATGCTAGTACACTGGTACAATTTTATATTTATATAATTTATATTCATAATGTGAATATGGTTAAGTGTGTTAACTTTTGTTGGTTGTGATAAATAAGAAAAATTATTTGTTAAGAATATTTACTAGATAGGAATCATTCCTAAATAAGAATGATTCCTATCTAATAGTTCACCAAAATTTTCCATGTTATAATAAACGATGGTGTCAAGGCTTTTTACTTGACAGTAAAATGTTCCCCCGTGGAACAATGGGTAAATTTTTATTTTAATATTGTGTAGGTTTTATATGTGTTTGGTTTGTTGGCTGGCTGGGTAATACATAGCTGTCACCGGATATTTTTAATTAGATATTCTATAGAAAATTTATAACGATATTAAGATATAATCACCGGAATACACCCTATTTCAATTTCACAGGTCATATTATACCTGAGATTAATTTAACGCCCCTTATTTGAGCGTTGTATGAGAGATTTTTTCAACTTTCTAATTTTACCTATTCATTCTCCAAATATTTTCCACCGAACACTTAAGTTCCGATAATAAATCTTATGTAAACTAGACATATAGCTAAAACCCGCATTATATAAAGGTTTCTTAGATTCTGTATATTTATTTTTTGTTCGTATCCATCCCAGGTGGACATATTGGGTATTGTTGGTTGGATATTCCGGTCTTGTATAGTGTCGCAAGGGTACGGCTGGGAACGTGTATTGTATTTTTAGATAGACCGGGGGGCATGGTTTACAAATTACGGAATAACGGAATAGCGTAATCGTACCACATCTATTCAACTCCAACACAAAATTTAAAAACGAATTCCGACTACTTCTATTACTATCGCTAATCAATCGTACAACTTTAAAAATAATAACTATTTCCATATAATAACCACATCATATTAACACCACTCTCACATCATATATTTTAAATTTTTAATCAATAAATACTCAACAAACACCCAATAATTTTCACTATATTATACTATATTTTCACTCTCTTTTACTCTCCTTCATTATACCACAAATCTAACAATTTCAATCATTCCTTACACTTTAATTTTATCTTAATCACATACTCATAACACCATAATCACACCTTAAATATGCAAATAATTTTCTAAAATATAAACCAAAATTAAACCAAAAATTTCATAAACATCGAATAATATTTTTATTAATAAATTTATATAAAATATATCAACACTACTTTTCCTAAATTACTTATATCTCTTATACTATCTATATTTATACCACTTTTACAAAACCCAACCAATATAACTAAACCTAATTTGGATACGTTGGTTAGATTTTTAACTATATAAACAATTTTGATTTTTTGTTTATAATTTATTATATTTAATTATTAATTATGTTTTTAAAATAATAACCTAAAAATTTACCAAACTTAACTTAAACCAAATCACCATCAATTCCTTACCACACAACACTTATAACCACATCCCTCGGATAAAGTGTATTCTCTATATTTATAACACTCTTTCCATGCTATATGCTTTAAACGCTTATTTAACAATGATTTATAGAGATTCATTGTTTTTTCACCTTTGGTAAATTTTTTATATTAATATTCATCAAATCCTATTTCTCAACTCTCCACTCCAATCCACATTTCCAACATCTAATCCATTTATCCTTACTCTCCACATCTCTCACAGCCTTACCTAATAAATCATCATATCCTTCATAATCATTAATATACATATTCCCATTTTAATCCATAGGAAATACTTTATTAATATTAATTTACCCACAATAATTATATTTATACTATATTTATTTTTATATTTTTATAATATGTAGCATAATCAAAAAAAATAATCTCCATAAAGAGGATTAAATTAAACTCTATTTACATTCTATTTACATTCTATTTATATAGGAGGAGGTCTTAAAATTATACCCTAATTTCTACTTAATCTTCACTTATCTTATTCCCTAAATAACCCAACACACCACTACTAAACATTCCTATTACAATACTTAAAATCCCTATATAATTATAAATCATATTATTTTCATTTGATTCAATTCCCATAATCACTTTTCCTATATAAGTAAATGTACACATACATACTATTGCACTAAATTTCAATAATCCTTCCAATATTTATACCTCCCTTTTACAACTATAATTATCATAACCTTAAAATTAAATTATATACTTGTAAATATTAACATTTATATAAATATTAATTAATTAATAATATATTTAAATAGCTATATTATCAGTTAACTATATGGGGCGTACCTTAACATATTCCAATCTTCATAACACCTCTCCCTAGTACCTTCTCCTATTCAATAATATAATTTCCATAAAATACACCATCTACATAATTAACTATTTCTGCATGATTCTTACTACCACTAAACATTATACTTAAACTATTACTAATACCACTAACTAATAATAACATAGTAATTACTCCAGAAACAATAATTTTACTATTCATAATAACTGTTGGCATAATATTACCTCCTCTAACTTGCTATTTATCATTATCTAAAGGAAATTCAGTTAATGTTTGCCATAATGATTTCTCTTTATCTTTCAACTCTTTAACAATAGTATCTTTTACATTATCTTTAACATTATCTACTTTATTATATTTTTCTACATATTCTTGTAATTCTTTATTTTTTACCTCTGCATACTTCAAAACAGGTGAAAATGTACCTAAAAATATATTAACTATACTAAATATCATCATAATCCATGCCATAGTTGCTAAATTCCTATTATTTACTGCTTTACATATAATAATTACAATAAATCCTACTAAAATTGTAAACATTATATTTACCAACCACATTTATTTCACCTCTTAATCAATATAAATTAATGCTGTAACATTTTTCAATACACTAATTGCTTTGGATGTCATCATAATTATTGCTATCATTATTGTACCTAATTTAATATATCCTGCTAATCTATTATTATTAAACATTGATGCTAAATTCTCTAATATCCATCCTACTACTGCAAGTAACATTAATTTAATTAAAAATGATCCTTCACCGTCACCAGAAAAAAATTGATTAGCAATATCTCCTAAAGGCGAAGCATAGCAAGGTAGGGGGTGTAGCAAACAAATTAACAATAAATATAATATTCTCATTAATTCATACCTCCTGGAAAAATTTTAGATACACTTATTAATAGTTTAATTGTCATATATAATATAAATATTAATCCTATTATTGTTATAATCAATTTTATATAATTCTGTTTTTCTTCTATTATAATACTATCAACTATCCAATTAATAATTGATAATCCTAATATGATTAACATATCTAATGATATACTAGAATTAATAATATCCATATTATTTCTCCCAACTTGCTTTAATATTTTCCAAAATATCATCCGGCATAATCTCAATAAAAGATTCACAAATACCTAATAATGCAAAACAAGCATCCATAACTTTATCATATTTTTCTTCAATATTTATGTCATTATTAATATCTAACTCATTTAATTGATTACTTGTAAATTCACAAAATTGTTTATACTCTTCCTTTTTCATTTATCATTTATAACTCCTCCTTATAAATTGTTTATTTATTTTGGAATATTCCATTTAATAGTTTTAGATTTATTGTCTGTATTAGTATTAACATTAGTATTATTAATTTCTGCTTTTCTGTTAATATTCCTAACTTCAACATTATCCGTATTGGATGCAGGTGTATCATTATTAGTATTATTAATATCGTTAGTGTTAGTATCTTCAGCAAATACATCTTCAATTTCATTTTTCCTATTGACTAAATTATCTCTTAATATTTTTCTAATAATTTGTGATAGATTATTATTACATTTGAATTTCTCTAATTGTTTTATCAATTCTGTATCATATTCTCTATTTAACTTAAAAGATATTCTCATTTTTCTACCCTCCTTTTTATAGTTTTAATAATCGTCTTAACTTTAGTCTTAACAATGGTCGGTAGAATCGTCTTAAACTTTTTATATTCAAGTATATTTATAGATTTAATAGTTTAGAATATATTTATTATTGTTAATTTATGTATATTTTATTTACTCAATCATTTTTATTACATATTATTTTTATTTTTATATTCCTATTGACTACAATAATTATTTATGGTAATATATATTCAGCAACAAGCATAAACTATAAAATAAATTATAAATTATATAAATTTAAAGGAGAGATTAACTATGACAATCAATATCAATAATATAATCCTTATTAACCACAATCAATATTTATCTAATTACAAACAACATTTAACACTTCTATCTAAATCAATCAATACAATAAATTCTTATTTATCTGATTTAAATCAATACTTCTCACTCTACTCATCAGTAACACGCAACAATGTTCAATATTATAAAGCACATATATCTAATTTAGCATCTACTTCATTTAATAGGAAGTTATCTTCTCTTAAACAATATAATGAATATTTATTGTCTGAAAATTTGATTGATGAGATATTCGTATACAAACAGGATTTCATTCGCATACAAGATAGTGGAAATCCTACAAATATATCTGAGAAAACAGTATTAGAGTTTTTGCAAAATGTAAATAATAAATATTGTTTATTTAGAACTAGAAATATAGCAATTATTTATCTTATGGCAAATACAGGTATTAGAAGAGAAGAATGCTGTAATATGATGTTATCACATATTATTGATAATAAAAGATTAATTTTTAAAGGTAAAGGTAATAAAGAACGTAAAGTAGCATTAACTAAGAGAGCACAAGAAGTAATTAATTTATATTTAATTGATAGAGCAAAAAGTAAATATGCTGATTCTGAATATTTATTTTTATCTGAGAGAGGAAATAAATTAAGGAAAGAAAGTATTAATGCTATTTTTGATTTTTATTCTATTAATGAATGTAAGGTTAAACCTCATGATTTAAGGCATAATTTTTGTAGTACAATGATTGAGAAAGGTATATTAACTCCAAAAGAAGTACAGAATCAAGCTGGACATAGTAGCATTTTAACTACGGATCGTTATGTTCATGCTAGAATGGAAAGTATTGAAGAGAAAATTAGGGAGTATAGTATTGGGTAAATAAATTAAAATTAATCAAACGTGTGATATGTGATATATTTATTTTATTATTCTATTGACTTCTGTGTTAATATTCAGTATAATGTGAACAGAAAAAGTATAAATATTATAATTATAGTCTTGCAGACAACAATTTGTTTGGAGAAAAGCGTTCCAAACAAATTTCAGTCGTTGGGGCAAAAAACGCCCCACTCCTGAATATAAATTTTTATTGTTTTTATTTATTTATAGAATAATAATATAAATAAGTGTTGACATTTATTTTTATATTGTGTATAATATGAATAAGTAAAATATATTTATATTTAATAAATAATATATTATTAAAAGGAGGTGGGAAATTTGATTGGTGCAATGGTTGCTTTATTCTTTTTATGGATGATTAATGGATTTAAATGGTGAATGTAATGAGAAAATAAATATAAATATTTTTCAAATAGGTATAAAGTATTATTATAATTGTACGATAATATAAATAGGAGGTTATTGTGAATTATTATGTGATTAATTTTTATTTATATAATGTAAATATAATTTATGTGGTGCAATATTAGATTCTTCTATAATCGAATATCCGATTTTTGCACCCTTAGTATTAAAAATTAAAGGAGGAATTTTTATAAAATTTATATCAGATGAAATTGATAATATGGATGTAGATAAAAAGAATTTTAATCTTATATCTTCAGGAACAGGTACGGGAAAAACTTATTATGTAGCTAATGAATTAAATAAATACTTTCCTAACATTAAATATTCAGAAATATTATTTGTAACATCTAGATCATTAATAGTAGATCAACAGTCTAAATCAGAACGAATTTCTAAGTATGATATGTATAATCTTATTTATATAAATCATTGGAATGGATTATATGATAATGCTAAATTATTAGAGAAAAAAGGAATACAAATAATGACTTATGATAAGATTATTAATATATTAATACATAAAAATTCAGAAGGACTTGAAACATTAAATAAAGTAAAATTAATTATTTTTGATGAATGTCATTCTTTATTCAGTGATAAATTTATAAAAGACATAGAAATGCTTAAGGTTTGGATAAGAGATACTCTTTATATTGGCAATAAAATTATACTAGGAATGACTGCAACACCTAATATTATTTTTTACTATCAGAAAGAATGGGGTGTAACTGTGAAGCAAATTAATTCTGAAATATTGATTAATTATAAAGCAAAACAATTGCATTGTACTGATTTTGATACCATTCCTTATATAATAACGACTAATCAAATTGAAGGTAGAACGATAATCATGTGCTATTCAGTAGAAGATTGTATTAAATTAAAAAGTAAAATTCCAAATTCATGTATATTAGTTAGTAAAAGTAATAAAAAATATTTTACTGAAGAAATGTCTAAATTACGTGATTATATAATTGATAATGAAAGTTTACCAGAAACATTTATTGATGAAGATGAAATAGAAAAGAAATTAGATGTCTTAATAACCACAAGTACATTAAGAGAAGGTGTTAATCTTAGAGAAGAAAGTGGAGTTAGAAATGTAATATGTTGTTTTACTGATGAATTACATATAACACAATTTATGGGTAGATGTAGATTCAATATTGATAATTTAATTGTAGCACATACATATATTCGTAGTGATAATTATGATACTGATTCATATTTAAGTAAATGTAGAAATGCATTTAAGGATTTTATGAGAAATAAAAATAGTACATCTTGGTTTGATAGTATATCACATTTAATCAAACATGATATTTATAAAACTATTAAATTTATTTTAGGTTCACAAGAAAAGAAATTTATAAATTTTATAAATTCTAAATGGTTAGTGCCTAGTAATATAACAGAAAAGGAGGATTTAGATAAATATAAAATTTATAAAAAAGATGATAAAGATGAAATAATAAATATGGTTATAGATTGTAAATTACTTAATCTTTGTGCTTCTAAAATTACATTTAATAAAGTAGTTGATTTGATGGAAAATAGTTTAGGATATAATATCGAAAGTAGTAGAATAAAAATTAAGAGAAAACAATATACATATAAGCTTGTAATAGAATTTGATGAAGATAAAGTAACTTATCAATCGGTTACAAGAGAAATATAATATAAAATGGAGGTAATATTATTTGGGGTTTAAAATTAGTAAAATATCTGGTATATATCAAATTAAAAATAATATTAATGGTAAAATTTATATAGGACGTAGTATAAATATAATTTTAAGATGGTATACACATCTTGATGGATTATTTAAAGGTATACATAAAAATTCAAAACTTCAAGAAGATTTTAATATATACGGTTTATTTGCTTTTAATTTTAGTGTATTAGAATTAGTTAAAGGCAAAAAAGAATTAATTACTAAAGAACAAGAATATTTAAATAAAATTAATTTTAATGATAATTATAATATTTATAACTCAATTAAACAATTAGTAGAATCAGAATCACTTAATATTAATAATTTTATTGAATATATGAAATCTAAATGGATTAAACCAAATTCTTCTGTTGATATTAAAAAATATCAAATATATAAAGATGAAGATAGACAAGAAATTACAAATAAAGCAATTGAATGTAATATTCTTAATGAGTATAAAAGTCATATAACTTTTAATAAAGTAATTAATTTTATGAAAGATACTTTAGGATATACTATTGAAGATGGAAGATTTAGAATAAAAAGAAAACAATATAGGTATAAATTAATTATTGATTTTGATGAAGAGTTTATGGAAGAAAATTAAATAATATAAATATAAATAATAAAGGAGGATAATTAATTTTGAATTTCAATGAAAATCAATTAAAAGCAATAAATCATTATGAAGGAAATTGTTGTGTACTAGCTTCTGGAGGCTCAGGAAAGACAGGAGTTTTAACCAATAGAATAGCAAATCTTATTAATACATATAATGTTGATCCAAGAAATATTCTTGCTATTACTTTTAGTGTAAAAGCAAAAGAAAATATGTTAAATAGATTAATTAATTTAGTTGATGAAAGTAAAGTGGAATTTATTACCATTAACACTTTCCATGCCCTCGGAAATAGCATTCTTAAGGAATGTAGATACAATTATTTTAATAATAAAATTAAATCATGGCAACAGAAACAGTTTATAAATAATATTGTGGTTAAAATTTTAGGTATTGAAAGAAAAGAAAGTGAAGTAGAAACTAATGATATTTTATCATTTATATCTTATCAGAAAAATAATTTATTAGATTATAATGATGAAGTTATGGAAACTAAATTCATGCCATATAAGTTGAGTATCATGCAAGAGATATATCAAAAATATGAAGAAATGAAGAAAAGTGAAAAAGTAATGGATTTTGATGATATGCTACTTCATACATATAAATTATTAGCAAATAATGATTTAACAAGAGAAAAATATCAAGATAGATATAGGTTTATAGCAGTAGACGAAAAACAGGATGTGAATGTGGCACAATATGAGATTCTTAGATTATTAGGAAAGAAGCATAATAATGTTTTTGTAGTGGGTGATCCTTTGCAGAATATTTACGAATTCAGAGGTGCGAACAATAACTACCTCATTGATTTTCATAAGGATTGGATTGATACAACCATCATTCCTCTTAATACTAATTATAGAAGTTCTCAAGATATTGTTGAATTATCTAATAAGTTAGTTAAAGGCACAAAAGAAACTACACATAAATATTATTATGAATCTATTGCACATAAACCTAAATTTAAATCACCAGAGTTTTCTTATTTTACAGATGAAGTTAGTGAATCTGAAGGAATTGCTAATAAAATATTAGAAATAAAGAATTCAGATAGTAATAGTAAATTTTCTGATTTTGCTATTTTAACCAGAACAAATTATCAGATACAAGCAATTGAAAGAGGATTATATAAGAATAATATACCTTACGAAATTATAGGAAGCACACTTTTTTATGAGCAGAAAGAGATTAAAGATATTATTTCCTATCTTAGACTAGTTAAAGATATTAATAATGATGAAGCATTTAAACAAATATATAATTCGCCTAATAGGTATTTAGGTGCTGTATTTTTAAATGAAGTTACTACATATTCACAGAAATATAATAAATCATTATTTGCTAGTATGCTTTTATTTCCTAGAAGTAATGAATGGAGATATAAAAAAGGTATTAATGAAATACATGATATTATCTTAAATATTAAAAGAAAAAAGAAATATAAAGTTGGAGATTTAATAAATATTATCAGAAAAGATTTGGATTATGATAAATACATATCAAAAGAAGATACTGAGAGTAATATTAGAAGTGAAAAAATTGATAATTTAGATATTTTAGTTGTTTTAGCAAATAAATATAATAATATTGATAAATTTCTTGAAGATGTAGATAATTTATTAGGATTTTCTAAAGATTCAGATAGTGAAGATAAAGTGAAAGTAATGACCTGCCACAAAAGTAAGGGATTAGAGTATCCTATTGTATTTGTAGCAGGAGTTAATGATGGATTATTACCTCATGCTAAATCAGACAATGAAGCAGAAGAACGGAGATTATTATATGTTGGTATGACTCGTGCGGAAAATCAGCTATTTTTATCGTCTACTAGATTTTATGGGAATAGAGATATGGGAATTAGTAAATTTATGTATGATTTGTTTGAAGATTCATATATTCGTAGTAGATATATTGGTGATATTGAAGAATTTGAAGATGAAGAAGATTGGGAAGATGATGAATAATATTTTTAATAGAATAATAATATAAATAAACCAAATATAAAAAGGAGGACTCCCCTATTGCTACAAATAAACAAAATATACAACCAAGACTGTAAAGAAGGTATGAAACTACTACCAGATAATTCAATATCATCTATCGTCACAGACCCACCTTATGGATTATCTAAAGAACCAAATATAGTAGAAGTTTTAACTAATTGGTTAAATAATAAAGAATACATACATAATTCTAAAGGATTTATGGGAAAAGATTGGGACTCATTTGTTCCCAATCCTTCTATATGGAAAGAGGCATATAGAGTATTAAAACCAGGAGGATATTTATTATGTTTTGCTAGTACACGTACATATGATTTAATGTGTATAAGTTTAAGATTAGCAGGATTTGAAATTAGAGATCAAATTGACTGGATTTTTTCACAAGGTTTTCCCAAATCACAAGATATAAGTAAACAAATTGATAAAAAATTTGGAGCAGAAAGAGAAATTATTAGACCAAAAACTTATGAATTGAGTGATGGTGAAGGATACTCTGGTAATTTAAACACTACAAAACCAAGAAGTGAATCTTGCGAAATATCTATTCCTTCATCAGATGAAGCAAAAAAATGGTCTGGATATGGTACTAATTTAAAGCCAGCACATGAACCTATTATAGTAGCAAGAAAACCTCTAAGTGAAAAAACTATAGTGGATAATGTTCTAAAATGGAACATTGGTGGAATTAATATTGATGATTGTAGAGTAGAATTAAATGGAGATTATAAATCAAAACCAAATGGTAGACCTTCACTAACTGGATTAGGAGATAATTATAATCCTGACAATGCAAATAAACCTGACAATCAAGGTAGATTTCCTGCAAATATAATTATGGATGAATATGCAGGTAAAATATTAGATTTACAAAGTGGTATTCGTCCATCTGGTAAAGCAAATGGAATTGCAGAAACAGGAATTGCAGAAACAGGAATTGCAACAAATGGTCAAGGTGTTCCTCCATTAAGGAGAGGAAAATTAATATCAAGAGATGACATAGGTGGAGGAAGTAGATTCTTCAAACAATGTAATTATGATGATAGTGATTATGAAGTTATTAATTTTAAGTATTGTGCTAAAGCAAATAAAAAAGAACGTGGTGAAGGGAATTCTCACCCTACAGTAAAACCTAAACAATTAATTAAGTATTTAGTTACATTGGTTACTCCTCCTGATGGTATATGTTTAGATCCATTTGAAGGTTCAGGTACAACATTTATTGCTTGTCAAGAATTAGGTTTTGATCATATAGGATTTGAGATGAATAAGGATTATTGTGATATTGCAGAGAAAAGATTAAGTAATAAAAATTATTAAATATTTAACAGAATATAAAAATAATTATTGACTTATACCCTACTTCTATGCTATAATTCAATTAGTCAATAAACAAATACATAATAAATTTAAACAAGCAATCTATCTTAAAAGCAAATCAAAAGCAACAAAAAATCAATAAAGAAAGGAGGTGTCCACCCTATTTGCAAAAATATTTAGGTATTTATACCCTATTCTATGAGAAAGACATACTATCACAAAAAACAATCATAGATAAACACACAAAGAAAAATAATATTTATCTGAAGGGAAAATATAATATAGAAATATACAGATATGATAAAAGCAAACTAAGTATTTTCTTCCCTTCTACGCAAACAAGTAATAATATTGTACCACAATTAGAATCAAAAGGTTTAAAATTAAATTTATTGTGTGAAGGTGATTCAGAAAGTATTTATATCTGTGATGAAAAGAGTATAGATGTACTACATGAATGTGTTAAATTACAAATCAAAGGAAAACTAGAACAATTAAAAGAAAATAAATTAAAATTGAAAGAAGGTAAAAATAATAGTAAAGTTTAATACATAATTTTTTTGATTGAATTCCGTACCTCAATATATAAAATACATAGTTTTATAAAATGCGTCAAAACCCTTATAGATTAAGGATTTGTAAGCGATTTGATTTTATAAAATATTAAAAATGCTTATAAATACAATAATAACAATAGTTTATTAATGTTTTTGTTAGTAAGAATTGAAGATATTTTAGGTTAAATTTAAAATTCATGTGTAAGTTTATGTTTGATGATTTTTTGTCGCTAATTTGATTGATTTAATGATAAAAAATAAATTTTAGTAAAGGAGAAATAAAGGTTTGATTGGAATGAAGTTTTACAATTATTACATATATTAATTACTTAGTTAAAATAAATATAAAATAAAATAAAAAGAAAGAAGGAATATACATATGAATAAAATAAACAAAACAATAAGTAAGAATTTACATACATATAGTGGGAAACTTATTTATAATGACGGAAATATTTATACATTATACTCCCCTACTACTAAGTCAATAACCAACATATC